CTTGGTCAAGTCATGCCGTTTCACAAATGCAAGGGGAACGCATGAACGACGTCTTTCTAGCCCTCCTAGGGCCGGTGCTAATTATTGTTGGTGTCGTTGTCGCTGGCGTCATTGACCATTTCCGCACTGAATGCAAACACGAGTACGGCGACTGGTATTCGTTCCCAAGCGAACATTCTTATGTGCAACAGCGCCAGTGCAAGAAATGCCAATTCACTTACACATACCAAGAAAGGAAGATCGGACATGAACAACATCAACATAACAATGTACACAAAGGCTAACTGCCCCAACTGTGAAACTGCCAAGATGGTACTAAGCAAACTTGGTTTGAAGTACGCCGACGTTGACGTAGAAGTTGGAGAGCGCATGGCAAACCTACTCAAAGAGTTTCCTGACGCACGGCAGATGCCTCAGATATTCTTCAACGACCAACGCATAGGTGGTTTGGCAGGACTACAACACGCGCTGAAACAACTAGGCGCTGTACCGCTGTGACTACCACAAGAATTGACCAAGCATGTTACGACCGAGGATGCGCTTGCTACGACGATCGAGACAAAGGTGACTCAGTAGAAGTAGTGGCGCTTGACGAAGAACGTAAACGCTGCGCAGCTATTGTTCGACGTGCAATCGTACGCAACAAAGACAACATCATGCATGTACAAATACTCAAGCGGGTGCTTGAGAAGATCGTTAACCCAAGGAACAAATGAACGGCTTTGCTAAACAACAAATGGATATTGGAAGCAGGCAACCAATTCACCCATTAAAACTTTGCAACAAATGCGAAGAGAAAAGACCGCCCGAAGGCGGCATTCAGCTTAACCCGAGTAAGTGGTATTGCGCCGCGTGCTGGGCTAAGAAAGTCACTGTTAGAAATCTTAAGTAACCACAAGGAGCTAGTATGGAAAAAGCAGACGATATGCAGGTAGGCGGCAGTCACTACAAAGAGATGCCAGTGCAACCATGGACAGTGATGCAAGCGGTACTCACGCCGGAAGAATGGCGAGGATACCTCAAAGGCAACATCATCAAGTACAGCATGCGAGCCGGACGTAAGGAAGGCAGTGACGACGCAGGTAAAGCGATGCATTACAAATACAAGCTCGACGAGGAGCAGCAGTAATGGGACTACTAAACGCTATTCTCGGACAGAACATGGCGAGCGGTATATTTTCAGCAGCTCAAGCAAACGGAGCAGGAATGCTGGCCAACACAGCACAGATACAAGGTTCATCAGTTCACTACCCCGAAAGACCTCGTATGAAAAACAAGACACTCTTCAGTGGGCGTGTTGAAGTTCAGCAAGTCACCAATGGCTACATCGTAAACATCGCAACTCGAGAGGGCTATGAGTTTGATACGTACATTGCCGCGACTGTCAAAGACGTTAACGACATCATCTCAACTGCTATCGTGGCATTTCGACTGGAAGACGTATGAAACCCATCTACTTGGACTTTGAGACGTACTGGGATGCAACCCACACGCTCTCACGAATGTCTCCTACGGAGTACATACAGCACCCTGACACAGAAATCATTTCGGTGTCAATCAAGGAAGGCGAAGAGCCGACCTACGTATTGTTCGGTGAGGACAACATACGCAAGCACATGCAGGCAATGGACTGGTCAGATGCTATGGCTATCGGTCACAACATGTCAGGCTTTGACGCAATGATTCTTGCATGGCGGCTTGGCATCAACCCCAAGATGTACGGATGCACTGCGGCTATGGCAAGGTCACAGTATTCCAAGACATCGGTGTTTCATGGCGGCAAGAACCTAACAGGTGTGTCACTCAAGAAGCTCGCCGCTGAGTTTGGAGTTGGTGCGAAGCTAGACCTAGAGGCTACCAATACAAAAGGCAAGCATCTAGCTAACTTCAGCGAAGATGAGATCGCTTCCATGGAGGAGTACAACAAGGTAGACACTGATCTATGCGCTGCATTGTTCAAGAAGCTAGCCAAGGGATTCCCCAAGCAGGAGTTGGTTTTGATTGACATGACTACACGCATGCTTGTCGAGCCTCAGTTCGAATTGGATAAGCCCAAGGTCAAGCTTGCTCTACAACAAGTCAAGATAGACAAACGCGAATCGTTGCTCGCATTGGCTAAAGCCTTAGACATCGGCACGTTTGCAGCTAACGCACTCGACGGCGTCAGTATGGAGGAGACGGTGCGTACTGAGTTGGCATCAGCCGCCAAGTTCGGTGCGTTACTTGAGAAGCTCGGCGTGGAAATACCCATGAAGGTATCGCCAACCAACCCCGCCAAGATGACGCCGGCACTGGCTAAGACAGACGAAGCGTTCATAGCCCTACAAACGCACAAGAACCCGCTTGTAGCCGCTGCTGCAATGGCTAGGCTAGAAGTTAAGTCGACGCTGTTAGAAACGCGCCTAGAGGCTTTTATCAAGGCCGCTAATGTATGTGACGGCAAGATACCAGTGCCGCTCAAGTACGCAGGTGCAGACACTACAGGCAGGTGGTCTGGTGAGCAGTACAACATGCAGAACTTACCCCGCATCGGCCCATCGCCTAGACCATCAGATGCGTTGCGCATGTCACTCCGGGCCCCCGAGGGCTACAAGGTTATCGTGTCCGATCTGTCGGGTATCGAGTTGCGTGTCAACATGTTCTTATGGAAGGTTCCCTATGCTATCGAATTATTTAAGGCCAGCCCTGATAAAGCAGACTTGTACAAGTACTTTGCTGCGAACAATCTCTACGGAATTGAGGAGAGTCAAGTCACCAAAGCCCAACGTCAAGTTGGCAAGGTCGCACATCTCGGGCTGGGGTTCGGCGCAGGCGGCGCTACGTTCCAAAAGGTTGCGAAACTAATGGGCGGTGTGGACATGGACTTGGAAGAAGCCACGAAGGTGGTGGAAGCCTACCGTTCAGCCCACGAAGAAATCAAAGACGGGTGGAAGACATTCCAGAACTTTTTACCAAACATCAAGCAAGGCATCGAGACTGCCATCGATCCATGGGGCATGTGCATTACAGAGAAGAACGCAGTGCGTCTGCCATCAGGTCGTCGCATCCACTACCCTGACCTCAAGCAAGAACGTGATGACAACGGCAAGAACGAATGGTGGTATGGCAACGGTCGCACACGCGCTCGTATCTATGCAGGAAAGGGCGTAGAGAATTTAGTTCAAGCGCTTGCACGAGACGTCATTGCAGAGCATGCGGTTAAGTTCTTTAAGGCTACCGGTATGCGGCCAGCACTCACTGTGCATGACGAGCTTGTGTACATCGTTCCAGAAGATTCCGCAGAGCAACACTTGGATACATTGCAGACCATAATGCGCCAAGGTGTGTCATGGTGGCCCGAGCTAGTGACATGGTCTGAAGGTGACATTGCTGACTGTTATGGTGAAGCAAAATAATGTTGACGAATCGTAGGAACCTGTTAAAGTGGGGTCTTACAACCACGAGCCTCCAAGTGACGAATGTCGCATTGGGGGCAAAAACCTATGGAGCAGGCATGGCTAACCCAGCATGGACTTACTCGCAGTTAGACACGTTTGAGACGTGTCCGAAGAAGTTCTATCACCTCAAAGTAATCCGCGATATTGTGGAGCCCCCAACGATTCACACCGAGTGGGGAACCAAGGTGCACACGGCATTCGAGAACTTCATCTTGCATGGAGAACTCTTGCCCGACGGCATGACGCAGTGGCAGCCGCTAGCTAACAAACTAGCCGCACTCAAAGGCGAGAAGTTTGCTGAACGTGAGTATGCTGTAAACAAGGACTTTACACCTTGTGACTGGAAGAACGCATGGACTCGCGGTATCGCTGACCTTGTTGTTATCTCCGGTAAGAACGCTGCTGTCATGGATTACAAGACTGGTAAGCGTAAGCCAACAGAACAGTTAGACCTGTATGCGGCGTACGTGTTTCACCATCACCCCGAAGTACAGAAAGTGACGACTGGGTTTGTGTGGCTCAAAGAAAAGAAGATCGACTGGCAAGTGCGTGAACGCGCAGACCTTGCTGGCATATGGCAGAACCTACTGCCACGAGTGCGCAAACTTGAATCGGCTTATGAGCGTGACTCATGGCCGGCTAAGACATCAGGACTGTGCAAAGCATGGTGTCCGGTTACGTCGTGTGACTTCAACGGGAGGAAAGCATGACGCCAGAAGGAAAAGTTAAAGAAGCTTGTAAGAAGTTTCTCAAGGAACGAGATGCATTTTTCTTTATGCCCGTGTCCAACGGCATGGGTCAAGTCGGCATCCCCGACATCATCATTTGCTACCGTGGAATCTTTGTCGCCATTGAGACAAAAGCTCCCGGAAAACGTGCGAATGTAACTGACAATCAGAAGAGAATCATGGAGAATATTCGAGACGCCGGAGGGTTTGCGTGGGTTGTCGACGACCCCTCAGACATGGGCGCTTTGTTTACCGCACTCGATGCATACAAAAAACTAAATTCTTAACCACGGAAATTTAATCATGGCCCACACAACAGATGAAAAAGATTTTGTACCACTAGCGGCGCTGTTTAGAGCTGCAAAGAAAATCGATCATGCTCCTAATGATCCAAGTTTATACGCCGCAGATGCTATCTTTGTAATGTCTCCAAAAACAGCAGTGGCTGTTGAACAACTTTGTGAAAAACAAGATGGAACACCAATCACAAGCATTGACGATTTGCACTTACCGTATAACTCTATCATCGTGGAAATGCCGCTAACACCGGAAGTTCAAGCGTACAGAAATAAGATCAGCAAAAGCTCTACTGCCATACCAGTGCGAAGAGTTGGCGCGCTAATGAGGCAGTCTACAGATGCAGACGCAAAGTACGTTACGTTTTGGCCCTTTTGGGAATTTGAAAATGGCGCTTTGGGGGCAGGAGCTATCTGTCTAATGCTGGCTGAAGGGGATAACCTTTCATACCCATTTAAACTTATGCCGGGAACTACAAGACTGCATCAAGCCGTCATCCCCTCGTCGCTTGTAATTCATGCGGCTACGAACCTGAATTTGTCAGAGCAGCAGCAACTAAAGTTTGTAGACTCTCTTGTGTCAAACCCCATATACGTGGATGAGTCTATCGAAGAGGTTAGCCCATTGTTGTTTGCGTGGGAGACTTTAATTAACTGCAAGTCAGGGATTACACGTACAAAAGTTACACCTAAGCCAACAAATCGTTTGCTGGGCCGCCGTAAGAAAATTATGGCAAATACGGAATACACTGTGATCTCTCTGACCGCAGTAGAAACCGTGTCAAATGGGCAAAGCGCTCAACGCGCCGATGTGGAAGCCCATCTAGTACGCGGCCACTTCAAGCGCCGCAATAGCGGTGTGTATTGGTGGAACCCCTTTATTAGGGGGACTGGAGAGTTAAAAGAACGTAAAGCATACATCTTAGAAGGAGCTTAGAAATGCCCAAGTCAACCCCTCAAAAACTTGCATACCAAAAAGCCTACAACGCACGGCCTGAAGAAGTAGCCAAGCGTGTGAAGAACAACGCTGCACGTCGCGAAGCTATCAAGGATGGCAAGGTGCGTGTCGGTGATGGCAAAGACGTTGCACACAAGAAGTCACTGGAGAACGGTGGCGGTAATCACAAGAGCAATACAGCTGTGCAAGACCGAGCAACCAACCGAGGATGGAGGAAAGGCAGTGGAAGTTATAACCCAGATAAGTGATTACTCCGACATGCGGTACTGCTTCGCATGGAATCTAGTTCACACGCAAGGA